GTCATGGCCGTGCCCATCAGCGAGGGGTCGGCTTCGATCGCCGCCTTGATTGAACGCTCGCCGGTTGGGGCGGCGTACTCGGCGAGGTAGATCTGTGCGGCGCGCTCCTCGGTGCGCGAGACCAGCACGCGCACGCTGAACTCGTAGCGGTTACTGCCGTTGCGCATCGTTGCGTCGTAGTCGATGCTCGTCGGCGGGCCGACAACGGCCACCGGGACGGCCACGATGTCGCGCACCTGAGCCTGCGTGCGCAGCCCTTCGATCGCGCCAAGTTGGGTAGCGATCGCCTCGCTCATGGCGTTGATGTCGGTCATGCGAACGCCGTCATGCGCTTGAAGGGTTCAAGGAGCATCCGGGCATCCGGGTGCAGGCCACCGGGCAGACGCAGCACNCCGAGGGAATCCGCGCCACCNACCAGACCCAGCGGNACATCGCGGGTCTTGAAGAGCCGGATCGTCTGCAGCAAGGTCGCCTGCTTGACGGCGCTAGGGACCTCGGGCCANCCGAATACACCGATCACCTTCACCCANCCCGGCGGCATCGCCAGAACCGTGCTGGGGACCGTTTGCAGGGCGGTGTAGGGGAACGGAATGGAACCGNTNGCGGCATTGACCGGGGAGGGAATCACCGANTCNGCGCCAAGGGACGTGAAGGTCTGCGCGTAGCCGGTGTAGTCCACCAGCACATCGACCACTTCCACGATGTCATCGGTCAGGACGAGGTTGCGGGTGCGCACCCGATAGAGGCGCTCCTGCGGCTCCTCGGACGTGCCGAGCCGCCCAAAGTAGCGGTCGCAGTATTCGTCAACCTGCCGGGAGGCGGTCGTCATCAAAGCGTTGAGCACCGTGTCATCCACGCTGTCAGTCGTGGACAGGTGCAGCGCGAGCTTGACGCTCGCCAAGTCTGTGTAGTTGATCGCCACTTATGCCTTCTTCACNCGCTTCTTGGGAGCCTTGCGGGCCGTGGTCTCCACCGGCTCCTCGGCAGCAACCTCAACGGGGGCAGCCTCGGCCTTCACCTTCACCGGGCGTGGCTTGCGAAACTGCGAAGGGAGCGAGATGTGCATGACGTTCCTTTCGCGTCAGGGGTCCAACACCCCCGGCTGGCCGGGGATACCAGCCGGGGGCGTGGACGTTGAGTGGACCTTGACTAGAAGGTCGGGGCCGTCAGGCCGGTGATGGTGCCGATGCTGTACGGGTAACGCTCCGTCGCAAGCGCGGCGTAGTTGTACATCCGCACGAGAACCGAACCCTGGTTGGCGTAGGTCTCGCGGAACACCTCAGCCTTCGGGGTGCCCTCGAACAGGATCGAGTCGCCACGACGGAACACGATGACGACATCCTCGTCGTCACCAGCGCCGAGGTTGGTCGGTACGTTCGCGTCAAGCGCGACCGGGAGACCCTGGATGGAACCGACGAAGCCCTGCGCTGCGGTGTTGTCCTGAGCGCCGAGGCCGTTGAAGCGACCGTAGGCGTTCGGAACGATCAGCGGACGGTCGGTCGTGTCAGCAGCCGCGAGGAGGGCAGCCCAACGACGCGGGTGCATGACGATCGCATCCGGTGCCTCGAAGCGGTTCGTGTGGATCTGGCTGATGACGTTCGACAGCGTGGACCAGAGGCCACCAGCGCCGATGATGTCCTGCGTGCTGACAGCCTCGGTGACGCCAGCNGCNGCNAGCAGACCCTTCTTGCCCGTCGCGTTCGACGAGAGAACGAAGGTGTCAAGCGCACGCGCATAATCTGCCGCGAGGTCTTTCACCAAGACCTCATCAACGGAAATGGGCGATTGCTCCAGGAGCTGTACCGACATGATCTGGATGCCGCCGAGCGTGGTCACCGCAGAGGTAACCGACTCGGTGGTCATCGGCGTGTTCTGGAAGCCGGTGTTCTCGGTGGCCTGCGTGGCAACGACAGATCCGGTGGCGACCTTCGGCAAGGAGATGCTGTCGGTGCCCTTCGGAAGTGCCTTGACATCCAGCAGGTCGGCCGTGATGCGGCCAGCACGCGCGTAAGCGATCCAGTCGTTCACCAGCCACAGCGGGGGAACGAACTCGCCACCCTCGCCGTCAACGGTGGACAGGTCGGCGCGGACCTCGCGGTCGTTGCGAACGAGGCGGTCGCGGGCGTCCGCGTCACCTCGGGTCTGTGCGGCGAACAGGTCGCGGAAGTACGAGTTCTGACCGCCCTTGCGGTAGGTGCTCGGCTCAGCGGTGACGGTCGCGCCGCCAACCTTCGGGGCCGAGACGGGGGCAGACGCGGCGCGCGAAGCGACAGCGTCCAGTTCAGCGATGCGAGCGTCGAGAGCATCAACCTCGGAACGGGCAGCCTTGATGGCTTCCAGTTCCTCGGCGGTGATGTCGCGGGCCTCGGTCTCAGCGGTCTCTACGACAGCCGTGGCCTCAGCCAACTTCTCCTCACGCTTCGCAACGAGGGTTTCGCGCAGGCTCATGCTGCGTTCTCCTTATTGGAAGAGGGGTGGGGGACTGTCAGGTGGTGACGACAGATGAGCAGGCAGGTGAAAGTGCGCACTTTCGGCGTGCGTGCTCACGCGCTCCGGCGTGACGAGAGATACCTGCGACTAGCGCAGGTAGAGCGCACGGGCGATCTCGCGCCGTGCAAACCGAGCCGATTCATCGGTCTCGGAAACTTCGGGGGCGGCGTACTCCTCGCCCTCTTCATCCTCATCCTCGGACTCGCCTTCGGCGTCCTCGTCCGGGTTGGGAACTTCCAGCAACATCGACATCGCGGCAAGCACCGCGTCCAGGCGTGCATCGGCCTCGGCGATCAACACCAGACAGCCAGAGACACAGGCCAGCGTCTCGGCATCCATCTCGGCGCGCACCTCAATCTGGGCGAGCAGGCCATTGAGTGCGGTGGCCTGCGTCTCAGGGTCGGCGCTGCGGACCTCAACGAGCGCATCCTGCACATCGCGCAGACCCACGCTGGTCGTGTCGTACCACGGGTAGGTAACGACGCTGACATCGAACAGGCGCACCTCGAGCAGTTCGCGGGTGCGGCTGTCCTTGTTGAACTGCTCGCGCACCGGAGAGAAAGCGAAAGACATCTGGTCGATGTCGCCCCGGCGCATCGCGCTGACAAGTTCCTGCACAGTCGGGTTGCTCATATCCAAAGAAGGCACGTCAACCACAAGGCCGCGCTCGTCAGTAGAAAGAATCAGACTGCCACTCTTACTCCTGGCAATCGGCACACCGTCATGGTTGACCAACATTCTCACATCGGCACCATCAGCCAGCGTCTTAGTGAACGCACCCGACCGGATCACCTCGCCATGCGCCGGGGAGTCAAAGAGCGCGGCATACCCGCGCAGACCCCACCTTGCCGTCCTCGGCTTCGCGGATCTCCCACCCGGCGTGAAAGGACCGGGTCTCCGTGACCCGCTTCGCGGATTCGGTCATCTGTGAGTTTCCAATCTCGACCCCGTTAGGCACTCTGGCCTCCATCACTCGGGAGCAACGTCACCGGACGCACATCGTCGACATACGCCATGTCAGGCAGCCCGACGAGGGCAGTCGCGGCAGACGGCTCGAAGCCCGCTTGGATCAGCGAATTGACGATGGCAACCTTGTCCTTGAGGTTGCTCGTCTCGCCCAGCGGCTCCATGTTCTCCAGCAGACGCATCTCGTCCGTGGACAGGAACACCTCGCCGGTCTGCGCTTGAATACGGGCGGCAAGGTCGTACATCTCGTAGCGAGTCTTGACATCGGCACGCAAGATTGCGCCCGTGTTGAACTTCGCCCGCACCGGCTGCGGCAACACCAAGGAAAGCGCCTCCTCAATGCGGTGCAGCCACGGCCCCAAACCGAAAGCGAGGAAGTCAGCCACCCGCTGCTCGCGGTTGGCATAGGTCACGGTGCTGCCCTTAGCGGCAACGCCCACCATCTCGGGGGCCACGCCAAAGACACGGCAGACCTGCTCGGCAGAGAACATCTGCGTCTCTAGCATCTGCGACTCATTCGGGGCGACCGTGATCGCCTCATACTTCACGCCACCACCGAGCACGGCAGGCTCACGCCGACCCTTCACCGCGTTCATGAAGCGTGACTTGATCGTCT